GGCGCTGACCAGCGTGACCTTGACGCCTTTCGTGTCCAGCGCCTTGCTGACGTCTTCGTGCGCGGTGTACACGCCGATCGAACCGGTCAGCGCGCCCGGTGCCGCGAACACCTGCGACGCCTGCGACGCGATCCAGTACGCCGCCGACGCGGCCAACGAATTGGCGACGACGTAGATCGGCTTGCGCGCTTCGGCGGCGCGCATCGCGTCTGCCAGTTCCGACACGCCGAACGCGCTGCCGCCCGGCGAGTTCATGTCGATGACGATGCCGCCGACGCCGGGCGCCTCGACTGCGGCGCGCAGCATCGCGCCAAACGCCTGCGTAGACACCGTGCCGGGACCGCTGACCTGCGTCACCGGCCGCTGCGTCACCACGCCGTAGAACGGCAGGACGGCGATGCCATCGACGCTCGCCTGCGCCGCTTGCGCGCGTCGGGCGTCACGCATCTGCGCGTCGCGTGAGACCGCTTCCATGACGCCGGGCGCCGGTGGCTCGTTGAACGCCCAGCGCGTGATGACGGCCGCCACAGTCTGCAGATACTGCGGTTCCAGCGCCCACGGCGTGCGCAGCAGTTCCGCGAAGATCAGCGCGTGCTTCATGCTTGCCATTTCCCCTTCATCGCCAACGCCGTGAGCGCCGGCATTTCGATCCCGTCAGCGCCTTCCTGCGCGCGCCATTCGGCATACCGCCGCGCTTCGGCTTCCGGCACGGCCAGCAGGTCGGCGACGAACGCGGCGTGTTCCGCGACGTCGTCGAACGCCTGCGCCTGTTCCTCCGCGATGACGGCGTTCACGGCGGCCGCGATGAGCGCTTCGGCGCGTACGGCGCGCTGCGGCGTGTCAAGAGCCGCAGGCGGGTCGCCGCGACGACGATCCGGCTTCGCGGGCGCGGTTTTCGACACGTCGCCCATATTGAGCGGCCGCAGCGGTTCGTCCAGGTTGTCCAGCGGATTGCGGTCGTCATCCAGCCGCGCTTCGTTGCGCGTCAGCCAACCGTCCAGGATGCCGCGGCTGTAGAACTGCGCGCGCGCCGCCAGGTCGCCGCGCAGCAGTTCGCGCACCGGGAAGCGCACGACGAGGTCTGCATCAGCCGGATCGTCGGGATCCAGGAACGTGTAGCGGATCGCTTCGGCCCAGCGGCGCAGCCACGGCTGCAGCGAATCGCGGACGTATTCGATCGACTGCTGTTCGATGTTGCTGAACGTCGCCCGGTCCAGGTCGGCGATCATGTGCGGCGGGACGCGGAAGAGGCGCGCAATTTCCGTCACCTGGAACTTGCGCGTTTCCAGAAACTGCGCTTCGTCGTTGGTCACGCCGAGTTCGTGATACTTCATCCCGAATTCCAGAACCGCCGTTTTGCCGCGGTTCATGCCGGCCTGCGCCTTTTGCCACGACTTGCGGAAGCTGTCGCGCTTTTCTTCGTCGGCGAACTGGCCCGGATATTCGATCCAGCCGCCCGGCTTCGCATCGTTGTCGAAGAATCGCGCACCGTACGACTGCGCCGCCATGCCGACCGCGAGCGATTCACGCGCTGCGGCGATCGGGCTGATGCCGCGAATGCCGTCGAGTGAGATACCGCGCAGATGGAACACCTGCGCGCGCGTCAGCGTGCGGATGCTGCCGTCCAGCATCGACTGCTTGTAGCGCCATGATCCGTCTGCCAGCACGTCGATCGTGATCGTGTCGGGATGCATCGGCACCAGTTCGATGTCGTCGAGCGTAGAACCGACAATCTCGGCGTAGGCGTTGCCGCGCAGCGCCAGGTGCGCCTGCATCATTTCGGCGAACAGAAACGGATCCTGAAACCGATTCGGCCGCACGGCGAAGAGCCGATACAGCCAATGGTCCGCGACTTCATCGAAGCCGCGATCCTCGCGCCGGCGCATCAGCTGGAACGGCAGCATTGCGCGGCCTTCCGCGAGGATCCGCACGCAGGCCAGGACCGCGGTCAGCTGCAGCGCCGTGTCGGGCGTGATGTTCTGCATGCCGACCTTGCCTGGAACCGGCTTGAACCAGAAATCGCCCCACGGCGAGCGGTCGCCGGTGTCCGTGCCGTTGCCGATCGCAGCGAGCAAGGTTGCGAGCATGGTCAGCCGCCGACGTTCACTTCGGTCGCGCCCGGCACGTTCGCCGTGAAGTCGATCGAAACGTGCGCGCTGTCGGCCAGGTTGCCGGCCGCGGTATTGATGCTGCCGGCGGCGGTGTTCAGCTTCGTCGCGGCGTCGCTGACCAGCGTCTGCAGTTCGGTCAACGTGTCCTTCGCCGCTTCCTGCGCGACCTGGCTGATGTGCTGCAGGTGTTCGTCGGCCGCGGTCTGGACCTGCGTGATGTAGGCGGTGAACTGCGGCAGCATCGCCTGCTGCTGTTCCGGCGTCAGCAGGCCGAATGCCTGATTCAAGTCCTGATTGATCAGGTTCGCTAGGCGCTGAATGGTCGCCGGATCGGTCGCGTTCTGCATCTGCAGGAACGAACTGTCGGCTTCGGTGCGCAGGTAGTTGTACTGGCCCGGCTTGTCGAGCGTCGACAGCGTGAGCGACCGCGTCGTGCCGCCGAACATGTCGTCAATGGATTGCTTTACCTGCTGGACCTGCGCCTGCAGCTGCACCAGGCTGTTGTAGTAATCGCTCGACGCTTGCACCAGCGCGTTCGTCTGGTCAGTCGTGCCCTGGTACTGTTCCATCAGGTCGCGCAGGCTGTTCGCGGTCTGCATGAACGTGCCAAATGCGCCCTGTGCCTGCACGGCCACGGCCTGCAGGCCGTCGGCGATAGAGTCCTTGCCGGCCAGGCCGGTCAGCGACTTGATCGCGCTGCCCAGCGCCAGGATGTTCGTGATCTGATCCTGCGTCGCGGTCGCGGCATCGACGCTGTCCAGGATCGCGGCGACCTGCTTCGGGAAGTCCGACGCCTGCAGCGCGGCGAGCAGCGCACGCTGCCCGGCCAGCGTCAGTTCGCCCTGGATGTCGCTGCCGATGCCGACGTTGCGCAGGTCCAGCGCGGTGCGGCCGTTGACGACCGCGCCGACGCTCAGTCGATTGCCGGCGTTGCCGTTCGGATCAGTGTCATAGCCCAGGCCGAACGTCGCATTGCCCTTGCCGCCGAGCGCGGCCAGTTCCTGACTGAACGACGAATTGACCGTGTTCAGGATGCTCTGAATACTCGCGTCCGCGTCGTTCGGCGTGTAGAACCGCTGATTGTCGGAATCCGTGTTCAGCAGGTTCGCCTGCGATCCGATCGACGCGAAGCCGCCGCCTTTCGGACCGTGGCCGCCGCCGAAGAGGCCGAACGCGGACGCAGCTGCCAGCGCGATACCGGCGACCGGCAGCGCAGCGCCAAGGATCGAGCCGAACGACGTCAGCGCGGCCGGACCCAGGCCGTCGGCCGCGAGCGACGACAGGCCCAGCGACTGACCGATGCCGGACGTCGCGAAGTCCGCGCCCAGGCCGCTACCGAAGATGCCGCCGCCGGACAGATAGCTGCCGATGTTCGACAGCCCGCCCAGGCCGCCGAGGTTGCCGCCGCCGATGCCCGCGCCGGTCGGGAAGATCGACGCCAGGCCCGCGCTGATCGGCTGCAGCAGCGGTCGCAGGATCAGCGTCTTGAACATGTTTTCCAGCGCGTCGCGCAGCGCCTGGCCCATGTCTTCGCCCTTTTTGAAGCTGCGCATGAGCGCGTCTTCCAGGGACGATTCGATGTTTTTCGCACTCTCTTCGAATGCGCGCTGTTCGTCCTGCGCGGCCTTTTTCGCGGCGTCGGCCGCTGCCTGATTCGCGTCTTTCGTATGCAGCAGCGCTGCGGCTTCGTCGTAGAGCTGATTGATGCGCGCGGCTTCGACGGGATTCGTCGCTTGCTTCAGCGCCAGTTCGCGTTCTATGCCCAGGTTGTACTGGTCGAGCGCTTCGCCGGTCAGGCCGATGCCGCCGATTTCCGCCTGCAGCTTCGCGTTGTCGTCTTCGCGCGCTTCGACCAGCTGGCGGATGCTGTCGACGTGATCCTGCTGGTGCTTCGCGATTTCGTCCAGGACGTTCGCGTACGCGGTCGCCGCTTCCTGTGATTCCTTAAGCGACGCGGTCGTATGTTCGATCGCATCGGCGTCCAGGTAGGCGTCCTGAATCTGCTGCTGCTGCGCAGCCGAAAACTTCGCCCATTGATCGGTGCCCAGGAGGTCGATCAATTTCTGCATGGCCGGCGACGTCTTCTGCGACTCCGTCAAGCCGAGTTCGTCCAGCGCCTGCTGGGCGTGCGCCACTTCCTGATTCGCCGCCTGCAGCGCGCGCGCGAATTCGTCGACCTTGTTCGCCGTGTTGTCGGTCGCGCCGGTGTAGCCCAGCTGCGGCAGCTGGCCCAGGTGCGTCTGCCGGGACACCTGGTCGCCGGTGTCGCCCATGCCCTGCACGTTCGCCATGATCGCGGCGTCGCGCGCACGCGTGAACGCGCGCAGCGCCGCTTCGGCCGTCGTTAGGTCGCGCGTCGTCTGCTGTATGCGGAGTCCTTGCGCGTCGTCGAAGGCAGCATTGGGGTTGTTCTTCTGCTGCTCCTGCATCGACGCGATCGTCTGCCGCAGCCGGTTGACCTTGTCCGTGTAGATGCTGATCGTTTCGGTCAGCTTGGCCGGATCAGCGGTCGCCAGTCCCAGGGCGTCGATGAATCCCAGCCCTTCCTGGCGCGCGATGTTGAAACCGCGCGCGGCGTTCGCCAGCGCCGGTACGACGCTCTGCAACAGGATGTCCTTGAACGTGTTCCATTCGTTGTTCAGCAAGCGCAACTGTTTCAGCAGCCCTTCGGCGGCTTCGGCCTCTTCGGTCGTGCGCGTCGACACGATGCCCTGCGCGTCGGCCATGTCCTTGAGCGTGTCCAGGAACTGCACGCCACTCTTGCCGAACAGGTCGCGCGCCAGCGCCGCCTTGCCGGCGCCGTCGGCGTACTGCGCCAGCTTGTCCGCGACTTCCTGCAGCGCCTGCGCCGGATCGCGCGCGCTCACGCCCAGGAACTGCAACGCGCGCGCCGTCTTCGTGTTCAGGTCTTCGGCGCCCGCCAGGCCCGCGGCCAACCGTTCAAGGTTGGTCCGCAGTTCGTCAAAGCCAGTGCCCGTAAATTCGGCGATGTTCTGCAGGCGGGATAGTTCTTCGACCGACGATCCCGTCTCGCTGCGCAGCTGCGTCAGGCTCGCGGCCGATTCGATGACCTGTTTCGACCATTCGACGATCTTCTCGCCGCCGAAGCCGACGGCGACCACTTCGCCCAGCGCCTTGACGCCTTCGACCGCTTTCGTAAAGCCGGCGTCGAGCGTCGACAGGTGTCCAAGGATTTCCTTGGCAGTGCCCTGCGACGTCGCTGCAGCCTTTTCCAGTTCGCTGCGAAACGTCGCGGTTTCGGCCCGCAGCGATATGACAAGTTCGCCGAGTGAGTCTGCCACGGTGGGATACCCTTACGACTTAAGCAGCGGGCAAGTTAAACGTGTTGGCCGCGTCGGCTACGCGCTGAACTTCGGCGCGGAGCAGTGCGAGCCTGGCATCGGCGTCCACGCCGTAATCGGCCGTTTTCAGGTCGACCACGCGGGCGCGTACGTCGACCAGACGAGCGAGCAGGTCGCGGCACCGGTCAAGGCCGATCCGTTGGTATGCGCTGCGCACGACTTCTTCCACCTTCGCAATGCCGCGCAGTGCGTCGTCGATGCGAGGATCCGCCAGGGCGCTCGCTTCTGCGATCAGACCCGCGGCGCGGTACTCCCGCGCGTACGTCATCGACGACGCCTGACCGAACAGCCGCATTTCCTGCGTTCGTGCGGCATGCAGGTCGTGCTCCAGGCGTTCGCGATGCGCGGTCGCCTTGGCGGCCTGTTCGTGCAGCCTGCGTTCCTCCGCGGGCACTATCGCGAGCAGGGCGGCTTCGGCGAGCAGCGAACGGCGCCGCTGGTGCGACGGTTCCGTGGCCGTCGCAGGCTGCTGATTCGCGGGCGCGCTCGCAAGCCGCGGGCGCCGTGAGGCAGACAGTACAGAGAGCATTGGATGTCCTTTGGGGCGGTCAGAACGATCAGCGCGCACCGAGCAGGATGAATGGCGACATGTTGTTCGCGCCTTTCGCCGGCGCAAGCGGCGCGTTGATGCGCGGATACGCGTCGATGCGGAACGACGCTTTGAACGCCTCGCAGGCCGCATCGAAGTACAGATGCACCGATAGCGCCGTCGTGGGCTCCATCGACTTGACGATTGCCGTGACGTACGACAAGTCGACCAGAATCACGTCACCTTGCGACGAAAGCGCGGCTGGATGTTGGCTGACGTACACTGGCCGCCCTAGCAGCGTGCCGCAACTTCCCGGATACGCAGGCAGCGGCGCAGTCATCGGAAATGCGAGCGCACCCAGCGACAATCCCAGGGCCAGCGTGTCCGGGTTGACCAACCAGACCGCGCGCTGGTGCGCGCCCGGTGGCAACGCCGAAAACATCTTCGCAAAGTTCTGCACGACGACGGTATTCGCCGCCTGGCCCGATTCCTTCGCCATGACGATGGCGGCGTTGCTGTTCATGCAGCCGAGCGGTTGCCCGACGCCGGTGCCGAACAGCAGCGCTTCGTTGACCTTGTAGCGGATCGCGTCGCCGATGCGGCGCGGCAGGTAGCGGTTCAACGCCGGTGCGTCCTGGGCGATTTCCTCGGACAGCGGAATAAGCGCCAGGACCTTCTTCAGGTGCAGCCAGTTTCCTTTCATGACGGGCTTCTGTTGCGGCAGCAACGACGCTTCCGATTGCCAATACGCGCGCACTCCATCGGTTCCCCACGGCGCGCTATCGTCGTGCGGGATGCCCATGCTGTTTCCACTGCCGATCGGGATCACATCGCAGAACGGCAGCAGCGACGCTTCGGTATCGGACAGTGTCAGGATTTCTGTGGAAAACGCTGCCGGGATCACGAAACCGCCGTCCGCGCCAGTGCCTTCGTTGACGACGGTGGTTGGCTGCGCGGCTTGGAATCGCAGACGCGGATCAGTCCCGCCGTATGGCAGTCCCGCACGCAGCACGGCGGACGCGAAATCGCCCAGCGAGTGAAAGCCGCGGCGCGGGTCGAGTTCGCGACGGTCGTCGCCGAGTTCCACGCGCGGAACGGAACGAAGCAGGGAAGGCGTAGCGGTGCGGTCCATGATCCTGTAGGTGCGGCCGATGATGCTGCAATCGTGAAGGCGCAGCGCGCGCGCGTCACGGAAGAAATTTTTCTTCCATCAACGGCTCGTCCGTCGCCTCCATTGCCAGTTGCAGGTAGCCGCGTTTCAGGATCAAGTAGTCCGCCCACTGCAGCCGTGCTTCCGCGCGCTTGCGGGCGCGCTCGGCGCCGTCACCGTCGGCGTGGTCCAGCAGGTACGGATAGACGCGCGCGCCGACGCCGGCAACCGTCAGGCCCCGCGCGCGCCAGTCCCAGGCGCGCAACGCTTCGATGAGCCGTTCAGGCGCCGGCATACGGATGCGGGCCGCTGGCGCGTTGGCGGCGTTTCCATGCCAGCCAGGTCGCATGACCTGCGCCCAGCGCGTGATGCCGAGCAGCTGCAGGTCGAGCGGCAAGTCGGCGTCCAGGATGACGCCAATCTGGCTTGGCGCTGGTTGCCACCCAGCACCGGGTCGCACAATCCGCGCCCCCACGAAGCGCGGCGGGCACGGATCGCGCGGATCGCGCGGCCCGTCGATGCCGAAGTCGGCGGCGATGCGCTGCGCCAGTTCGTCGGCATCCGCGACCGGCCCGCGCGTGCGCGCGTCGAGCGCGCCGAACGCGGTCTGGTAGTCGGGATTCCGGGCGAGAAACGCCCAGGCCAGCCGACGCGGTCCGGCGTCTGCAGCCGGATACACGCTCGCGTCTTCGGGATCGAACAGCCAGCGCCATGCCGCTGCGGGCGGCGTGCCATCGTCGCGCGGCGACTGCGCGCAGGCCGTTGCGCTGTTCATCGCTCCGGGCCGACGCGACGATGCACATCGGCGCGCAGCGCGGGGAGGTCATTGCGGGCGGTCAGCGCCGTATTGACGCGTGCGGCCGCGCGCTCGACCAGTTCGCCCGTCTTTTTCAGGATCTTCGCCGTGTGCGCCGCGCGGGCCGCTAGAACCGCGGCGGCGAGGGCCGTTTCGCGATCGTTGACGACCAGGGCGACCAGCGCCGTGCCTGGTGCCTCGACGAGCCGTAGGACGGCGGTTGTCGAGGGCAGCGAAAGGAAGTCGTGGATCGCGTCGGCGCCGCCGCTTTCCAGCGCTGCCGGCTCGCGCAGCAGCTGTTCCAGGCGCTTGCGGTCGCGTGCGTTCATGTCCATCAGTCGCCCTTCAGGTCGTCGTAGTGATGCGGATCGGCGGCCAGGATGCGCGCCCGTAGTTCGCGCGCACGCGGTATCGAAGCCGCCCAGGCCGTGCCGTCCGCGACGTCGCCGTCAGCCATGCACGGCGGGCATTCCCAGGGTTTCAAGCCGAATGCCTGCGCTTCGCTTCGCCAGTGCCGCTGCAGCGCCGCTTCACGTCGTTCACGACGGCCGTCAGGCACGGCTGCCCCCAGCGAGCCGCGCAATCGCGGCGTCTTCATCTTCGGCGTATCCGCGCGCAAGCGTTCCCGCGCGCGTCCTATCGAAGCGTGCCTGGGGCGCTAGGCGCAGCCGCGCCGCGATTGCGACCATGCTCTTGACCTGCTGCGCCAGCACGCCGTGCCATGCGTTCGGCCGGCCGTTCACGATCGCGCCCTCCCTCGTCAGCGCTTCGTGCGCGTCCTCAGCCATCACGATGGCCTGGACGTACTCGCACAGCAGCGGCGTATCGCTCGGCACGAAGTGGCCCGGATCGACGGCGCTGACGATGGCCCGCCAGTGCGCCGCCGCGCGCTGGTCCAGGCCCGCCGGCGGCTGTGGCCGGCTGGTCGGTAACACGACGGTCGCGTTTCTGCCTCTACTACCCATGACTACCCCTTGACGAAGAGCGTTTCGAAAAATGGAGGTCCGAAGCCGATTTCCGGTCGAGCGCGCCAGAGATTCGACCGGCCCTCCCGGTATCGACCAAGCCGCGCTAGCTGCGCCATGCCGCGCCGAAGCTGTGCTGGCGCACCAAAGGACCATGCATGGAAACGTGACGAAAGGGACGCGTTCCGTGTGCGACGCGCGTACAGCCTCGCTGGCGCGAGCAGGAACGATCTGGCTAGGGTGACATGCCGCGCTGCCTTTGCGTGCGTCAGCGTTCGATCTGACGCGTCTGGCGCGTGTCTTTGGCGGCATGCCTGCGCGGCGATGAACCGTCGTGCCGAACGCGACCGGCGCACCAAGGCAACGCGGGACGCTGGCCAATGCAGTAGAGCAACGACGCAGAGCGCGATGAAAAATCGCAGCGCAATCGGGCGCGGCGGGAGCCGGGAAATCAACATCAAAACCCACACCTTCTTCTCCCCTACGATATGGCCTTTAATCTACTAACTACTAACTCGTATTACTCGGGTATGTACTCGCGTATTACTCGGGTATGTACTCGGGTATCCGTCACGCTGATACTCGGGTATTACTCGCGTATCGCGATTTCCCGCTTCGCGTTCCAGGGATTGAAGGCCCATTGGGGGGGGAGGGCGGTCGCTTCAGCCCAGCACGTGGCAAGTCGGTGCGCGCGCGCGCTCCCCCTATAACCCCCTGCCGAATACGACGCATTCGGCGCAGGGGCCGTGCGTCGTACTGCGCCAGATTCACGTTCTACGAATTGGCGCATTCGGCGCGTCCCTCTGGCGTAACGTCGAGCGTGGCGAGCAAATGCCGGTTGCTGCGCCGGATACTGCTTTCGGTGATGAATCGACTTTGGCGCAGTGCTTCCACATGACGCGCAAACCGACGCGTTTTCGGCCTCGTTCCGCCGCGCAGTGACTCCGGGAATTCGGGCCGTTCGGACAGCACGAAGTACGCCGTCCGCGGTCCTTGCATCGCGGCGGGCACCGAGATGCCGGCCGTCGCGCACGCCAGCAACGCGCGCAGGATAGCGACGCGTTCGCCGCGCTCTCGGATGCTGTCGACGATGCCGCCGCCGACGATCGACGCTTCGCCGACGAACATGCGCGCAGCGTCGTCCCAGCGGAACGACATGGCAGGCGTGACCGCGCCCAAGTTCGACTTCTGCAGTTCCAGTTGCAGCCGACCGCTGCGCTGCGGACGGTCGTTCTCGTCCTGAACCAGTTCGGGGTACAAGTACCAGCGCGCCCGCACC